GATTTATGGATGAAATGAAAGAACAAAATAACGGAGAAGTTGTTTTCGTTGCTACTACAATAGGTGACTATAAAGTAATGGCAGAAGATATGCAAGAACTAAAAAGGTATATCAAACAATTAGGTGAGGTAGTAATATACTATAGAGATGTAACAATGACCGACGGCCAAAAGGGTATCGGCGCAGCTATTGAGGTGAATAAAGATGGCAACAACTAGAATAAAAGACGAAATGAGTGAATGGGGAAGAGCCGTAATAGCAGCTAAATTATCAGCTATCGCATATATGAACGAAAAACAAGCAATTGCAGCTGGCAAAAAGCTAGGGTTTCCATGGGTAAAATTAGTATCAAGAGATGGCGCTGAAGTATTAATAGCTAAAGACCGTAATGATTTATGGTTTGCATTTAGAGGGACAGAACCTTCTAAAATAAATGATGTAATGGCGGATTTAAATGTCATTAAAAATTCAGCAAAAGCTGGCGGCAAAGTACATAGTGGATTCCAACAAGAAGTCAATGACCTTTGGATGGATGTACTAGCAGAAATAGAACATAACGATCAACTTAAAGTGCGTAAAGATGTATATATGACAGGACATTCTCTAGGCGCAGCAATGGCTACTATATCAGCTACAAGATATCAGCCACAAGAATTATTTACGTTTGGTTCACCAAGAGTTGGTGGTCCAAGATTTATTAAGAATATTAAATGTAAACACTATAGATTTATGAATAATAATGATATAGTATGTCGTATCCCACCAGCGTGGTTAGGATTTAGACATCATGGCGAAATGATTTACTTTAATGCTGAAGGTAATAGGCAAGTTAAACCAACATGGAAAGATTTGCTTAGAGGTATACTAAACTCTTGGAAAAGATGGAAGTTCTTTGATGGTATAGTAGACCATGGAATGCCTAATTATGTTAAAGCAATACAAAAGTTAAGTAAGAGCAAGTAATGTATTTCTTACTTATTTTAAGCTTAAAGTCTATACTAAGTTCAGTTATTGGATCTTCATTCTATAACTGGTTTCAAAGTACTACTATGGGAATTTGGTTTCAAAAGCAAGTAGATAGATTTATGCAGCATTTTGCTGTCAAATATGATCTAGAAGTTGCTAAAAAGGATGCTAAATTTAGAAAGCAATATCCAGTAGCTGCAGAACGACTTGATGCTCTTGAAGAAGATTTCACAGTATTGTGGGATATTCATAAGAAAGAAATAGCAAAACATTTAAAAAACTTAAAATAATCGTTTACATTATGCCCGTTTTGTGGTATAATATACATAACAATTAATTAAACTGAGAGTCGTTTATGAGTATATTTGTCACTAAAAGAGATGGCACTTCACAAGAATTTGATCTAGAAAAAGTACACAAAGTATTAGAATGGGCAGTTGAAGGAATTACGGGTGTATCAATATCAGAAATAGAAATAAAAGCAAACATACAACTGTATGATAAGATACCAGCTTATGATATTCATGAGCTTCTTATTAAGAGTGCAGCAGAACTTATTTCAGATCATACCCCTAATTATCAATTTGTCGCAGCACGCCTTATATCTTATAAGTTAAGAAAAGAAGTGTATGGTCAATATGAACCATTTAAACTAAGAAAAGTAATTGAAAAGAATATTGAAAGAGGAGTATATGATAAATCTATATTTGATAAATATTCTTTTACTGAAATCAAACAATTAAATAAATACATTAAGCATGAGAGAGATAATGACTTTACTTATGCTGGAATGGAACAGTTTCGCGGTAAATATCTAGTTCAAGATCGTAAAAATAAACAATACTTTGAAACACCTCAAATATTGTATATGATGATTGCAGCTACTTTATTTGCTGATGAAAAAGAAAATAGACTACTATGGGTTAAACATTACTATGATGCGATTTCGCAATTTTATATCTCACTACCTACGCCGATTATGGCTGGCGTACGAACGCCTACGCGCCAATTTTCATCTTGCGTACTTATTGAATCAGGAGATAGCCTTGATTCCATTAATGCTACTAGCACTAGTGTTGTTAAGTATATAAGTAAAAAAGCTGGCATTGGTATTAACGCAGGTCAAATTAGAGCAGTAGGAGCTAAAATAGGAGATGGTTCAGTAGTTCATACAGGACTTATACCATTCCTTAAATATTTCCAAGCAGCAGTCAAATCTTGTTCTCAAGGTGGAGTAAGAGGCGGAGCTGCAACTGTATATTTACCAATATGGCATTATGAATTCGAAGATTTAGTTGTACTTAAGAATAACAAAGGTACAGAAGAGAATAGAGTTCGTCACATGGATTATGCATTTCAATTTAATAAATTAATGTATGAAAGATTACTTGAAGGTGGTAATATAACTTTCTTTGATCCAGTTGATGTACCAGATTTATATGATTCATTCTTTAATGATCAGGATAAATTTAAAGAACTATATGAAAAATATGAAAGAGCATACTCAATAAGGAAGAAAACTTTGACAGCAATAGAAGTATTTTCTTCATTTCTAACTGAAAGAAAAGATACTGGTAGAATATATGCAATGAATGTAGATCATGCTAACGACCATGGTTCTTTTGATGCAGCAGTTGCTCCTATTAGGCAATCAAATCTATGTTGTGAGATTGACTTACCAACTAAACCATTACAAGCTGCTAATGATGAAAACGGTGAAATATCTTTATGTACTTTATCAGCAATCAATTGGGGTCTTATTAATGAGCCTCATGAATTTGAAAAATACGCAACATTAACTGTAAGAGCTTTAGATAATTTATTAGATTATCAATCATATCCTGTACTAGCGGCTGAATTATCAACAATGAATAGAAGGCCACTTGGCGTAGGTATAATAAATTTAGCATATTTTTTAGCTAAAAGAGGGCTAAAATATGACGCTGAAGCCTTTGATATTATAGATAATTATACAGAGGCTTGGTCATTTTATTTGATTAAGGCTTCTATGGAATTGGCAGAAGAACGTGGAGCATGTCCTAAGTCAAATGAGACTAAATATGCTAAAGGTATTCTGCCTATAGATACTTATAAACGTGCGATAGATACTTTAATAGAGCACAGAGAGCGCCTTCCATGGGAAGAACTTAGAAATAAGTTGTTAGAACATGGCATTCGTAACTCTACTCTGATGGCATTAATGCCCGCTGAAACAAGCGCACAAATTAGTAATAGTACAAATGGTATTGAACCTCCAAGAGCTTTGGTATCATATAAACAATCTAAAGACGGTGTAGTTGCACAAGTCGTGCCAGGCTATCACTTGTTAAAGAATAAGTACGATTTACTATGGGAACAAGAAAGCCCCGATGGATATTTAAAAATTTGCGCGATATTACAAAAATATATCGATCAAGGAATATCTGTAAATACTTCTTATAATCCAGAAAATTATGAAGACAATAAGATACCTATGTCTGTCATGATTCAGGATTTAGTTACTGCATATAAATATGGATTGAAGCAGCTATATTATTTCAATACCTATGACGGTGCAGGAGAAATTAAAGTGGAATACCACGAGAACTTACCTTCTGCGGCAGATGATGCAGCGGATGTTATGTCCCAATATGAGGACGAGGAGTGCGATAGCTGCACAATATGACAATATTAAAAAGGAATAAAAAATCCCACTTAGATAAAAATATGTTTTTAGATGAATCGGTAGATATACAAAGGTTTGATACGCTAAGATATCCAGTAATAGATAAACTAACAGAAAAGCAACTTGGATTCTTTTGGAGGCCCGAAGAGGTAGATGTTTCAAAAGATAAAAAAGACTTTGATTTGCTTACTGATCATGAACAACATATTTTTACGTCTAATTTAAAGAGACAAATACTATTAGATAGCGTCCAAGGGAGGGCACCAAATCTTGCGTTTTTACCAATCGCTTCTCTACCCGAGATTGAGAATTGGATCGAAACATGGTCATTCATTGAAACTATCCATAGTCGATCTTATACACACATCATTCGTAATATATATGCTGACCCTTCCGTTGTTTTTGACAACATGTTAGATATAAAACAAATTATGGACTGTGGTAATTCAATTGCTAGATATTATGATGACCTTATTGATTGTAATAATTCGGCAACAAATAGATATCAACATAAACGAGCGTTATGGATGTGTATGCTAGCTGCTAATGCATTAGAAGGTATAAGATTCTATGTATCATTTGCATGTAGTTGGGCCTTTGCTGAGCTTAAAAAAATGGAAGGCAATGCTAAAATTATTAAGTTTATAGCAAGAGATGAGAATACTCATTTAGCTGGTACAACTATGATGATCAAAAATATGTTAAAAGAAGACAAAGACTTTGTAAAGATTAAAAAAGAAACTGAAGAAGAATCAATTAAGCTTTTCCTTGAAGTTATAGAACAAGAAAAAGAGTGGGCAGAATATCTATTTAAAGACGGTTCTATGATTGGATTAAATGGTAAACTATTATCTGATTACGTAGAATGGATAGGAGCAAAACGTATGAGAGCTATAGGTATACCTTGTTCTCTTACAGTTCCACAAATGAATCCATTGCCATGGACAGAAAAATGGATAGGTGGTGGCAACGTACAAGTTGCTCCTCAAGAAACAGAAATAACTTCTTATGTTACTGGTGGTGTTAAACAGGATGTGACAAAAGATACATTATCAGGATTAAGCTTATGAGAGAATTAGGAATAGTATTAGTAGGAATGTTTGCATTCTTTTTATTTTTTGCAGGGGTAATATATCCCGATATAGAATATAAGAATATACCAAGTAATAGTACATGCTACGGCGAATGTTACCAAGAATATATAAAAGCAAATGGAACATTTTTAGAACAACTAGAAGAGAAAAAATTAGCTGCAGCAGCAGATGAGTTTAGCTCAATTAAAGGATTATGGGCAGGATGTGCAGCATGTCATGGAGATCAAGGTCAAGGTATGGCAGTATTTCCTAAACTATCAGGTCAAACAGCTGATTATATTACTGGCAGATTAAATGCCTATAAAAACCGAGAAGAGATAGGACCAATGAGTGCCACAATGTGGGGCCAAGCTGGTGGCTTATCTGATCAAGAAATACAAACATTAAGTAAATACATTGAACAATTATAAAGAAGCGACAAAACAAGAACAGAAAGAATGGCAAGAAGGCGATAGAACATGGTGGGCTGACCGGGCTCTTCATTTCGTAGCAATAGCATCAGTAGTACAAGTAATCATGCTTAGTATGATGATGATGTCATTTTGGGTCATACAACTAGGAGTACAATGAAAGTAGAAATTTATAGTAAACCACAATGCCCATATTGTGATATGGCAGAAAGAATAGCACAACAAATAGTGCAGGAGTCTCATCATAAATATTCTAAATTTATGTTAGACGTAGATTTTAATCGTGAAGAACTAATGGAGAAATTTCCAGGCGCAAGAACTTTTCCTCAGATCATTGTAGATGATGAAAAGATAGGTGGATATACAGAATTTAAGGCTTTAATCGATGCAAAAAACTATTAATTGTCCAGAGTGTTTAAGAACATCTGAAATAAAATCAGAACATATCGAAGATGATATGTATATAGAACCAAGATTCTGCCCATTTTGCGGATATGAAGATATCGATGAACTTTCTATCGATGAACTTTTTGATTCAGATGAAGAATATTAGTTTATATAAATACTTATATGAACAAATGGATTTATCAAGGAACACCATATAATCCACCTGATGACTTTTCAACAGATGTATATTATGGATTTGTGTATCTAATAACTAACAGAGCATCAGCTCAAAAGTATGTTGGAAAGAAATTCTTTTGGTCTAAAAAGACATTACCTAAAACTAAAACTCGTAAAAGAAGAAAGATTACTTATGTTGAATCAGATTGGCGTAAGTATTATGGCTCGAATCGTGTTCTGAATGAAGAAATACAACAAGCAGGCCATGATATCTATTATAGAGAGATACTTCATTTATGTAAAACTAAAGGCGAATGCGCATATATGGAAGCTAAAGAACAATTTGAAAGAGACGTATTATTAACAGATGAATACTATAATGGTATTATAGCCTGCAAAATTGGAGCTCAGTCAGTAAAAAACTTAAAATAATCGTTTACATTTGTACCAAAGTATGGTATAATATACATATGAAAGAAAAAAATAACGTAATTCAATTCCCGATGGACCGTATACCAGGCAGCAGAGAAGAAAAAGAGTTAAAAGAGCATAATATATTCGAAGATTCTATTTCACTAGCCCAATATATATTTGAAGGCATTGACGATATGACTCAATCTGCAGAAATAGCTGAATTCTTAATTGACTTTGATGCTAAAGTAGAAGGTACACAAGAACATAAAGACATGTGGGTCATCCTTAATCTACTTGCTGCAGTTATTGTACGTAACAAGGGTGGAGAACATTTCTTTATTCAAGAGCTAGATCATTTGTATAGAGAACTTAAATTAGTAGATGCAGGATTTGACGCTCTCGATGAAGAAGGAGAGATATGGTTTAATCCAGACTTTAAAGTACCAGATGCTGAATTCGAAGAATCGAATAAAGACGAATTTGAAGAACATTGTCAGAGATTATATGGTGATAGTATGCCTGATATAGAAGATTTACAAGAAACAGTAAAACGTGAATTAGAAAAATTAAAAGAAGAGACAGATAATGATATTACTTGATTATAACCAAATTGCTTTATCGAATATTATAGTACAAAAAGTAGACGATGAAGCTCTTATCAGACATATGATACTCAATAGTATTCGTATGTATAATAAAAGACACCGTAAAGAATATGGGCAAATGGTAATTTGTGCTGATGGCATGAATACATGGAGAAAAAATTACTATCCCGAATACAAAGCATCTAGGAAAAAATCTAGAGACAGTTCTGGTATGGATTGGAATGCAATATTTAATGCATTAAACCTTGTAAGAGAAGAAATAAAAGAGAATTTACCATATAAGGTTATGCATATGGAAGGCTGCGAAGCTGATGATCATATTGGTGTACTTACACACTTTACACAAGAGTTCGGTAATGACGAACCAGTAATGATTATATCTTCAGATAAAGACTTTATTCAGCTACAAAGATATAAAAACGTAAAACAATGGTCACCTATACAGAAAAAAGCTGTAGTAGATAAAAACCCTAGAAAATACTTATGGGAACATATATGCAGAGGCGATAAAGGTGATGGTATACCTAACGTGTTATCTCCTGATGATTGCTTTACTTCAGAATTAAGGCAAACACCATTACAACAGAAACTTATAGATACTTGGTTAGAAGATGAAAGTATTATGCCAACAGAAGTTCAACGTAACTTTCAGAGGAATAAAACTCTTATAGATTTAACTCAAATACCTGAAGTCGTAAGTCGAACTATTATAAATAATTTTAACGAGCAAAAAACAGCTCATAAAATGAAAGTTTTGAATTACTTAATTAAAAAAAGATGTAACATGTTGATTGAATCTGTGGAGGAATTTTACAATGGCTAGGCTAAAAATGATATCAAAAATACTTGAGCAAGCAGCTCAACTTAAGACAAGGGATGAAAAGAAAGCTTTTCTCCTGCAAAATAACTCTAAACCTCTTAGGAATATATTAAAAGGCGCGTTTGATAAAACGATTACCTTTAATTTACCTAAGGGTGAACCACCATATCGCAAAGATGTGCCAGACTACGAGCAAAGTAATCTATATAAACTATCACCTAGATTTAAATACTTTAACACTGGTGGGGTTGGAGAACAAATGGTTGCAGCTCGAAGAGAAAAAATGTTTATCGATATGCTAGAAGCGCTTCCACAAGAAGAAGCAGAGCTAGTAATCGCAATGAAAGAAAAAAAGCTAGTAGGAATGTACAAAGGTATAACTAAAAAATTAGTTAACGAAACATGGCCTACGTTAATAGCTGATGGGAGTGTTAATTCTGATAGTGAAGAAGAATAACACTAAATTATAACTTAAATTAAGGAGGTCTACTTAAATCTCAATATTATGTTTTAATCAATAAAGGAGATTCTATGAATGGACTTAACCGTCTCAGAAGAGACATTTTGGATATAAAACATTATCAATACAGACTAAAGAGTCGAGGTAAGGATAGATTAGCTGCAAGAGCCCAACGAAAGAAGGAAAATCTACAGACAACTATCAATGATTTGCAATACAGAGATAACGGAGGAAGGACTTAACCAAAAACACGTAAGGGACTAAATGCATTTAGTCCTTTACATTTGATTGAAAGTGTGGTATAATATACATAATGAATATTTTTATTTTATCAGATCAGCCTCAAAAGGCTGCTAGAGAACATAACGACAAACATGTTGTTAAAATGATTCTTGAATCAGGACAAATGCTATCAACAGCTCATCGAATGCTCGATGGAAAAGAATACATTGAAAAATCACGTACTGGTAGAAACGTGCGTAGATGGAAACATCCTAATTCAAATATGGAAAGTACTCTGTACAAAGCGGTACATATGAATCATCCTTGTACTATCTGGACAAGGGAATCACAAGGTAATTACTATTGGCATTTCGAACTGTTCAAAGCATTATGCGAAGAATATATCTACAGATATAACAAAATACATGCTACTCAAGAAAAACTAATGGAACTACTTAGTCACCATCCTAAAAATATTTCGGATGCTGATCAAACACCATTTGCACAAGCTATGCCGGATTACTGTAAAAACATAGATGCAGTAAAAGCATATCGCAAATATTACATACACGAAAAAAATGGATTTGCTAATTGGAAAGGTAGATCAAAACCAAGGTGGTATAATGCCTAGCTACGATTTTAAAAACAAAGAAACAGAAGAGATCATTGAAATATTCATGAAAATATCTGAGCTTGATGATTATAAAAAAAATAATCCTCATATGCAGCAAGTAGTTTCAGCAGGAAATTTGATATCTGCTAGAGATGGAGATACTCTTAAGAAAGCTGGAGATGGCTGGAAAGAAGTACAAGACAGAATTAAAAGTGGCATGCCACCTAGACTAAGACATAATATTAAAACTAAATAGGAAAAAAAATGAAGTATATAAAAAGAACGATAATGTTTATTATCGATTGTTGGAGAATTATAATGGACAATAGATATAACCCGTTAAGGTTTATCGCTGATCCGTCAATACAAGCTTATTTTACAATGGCTTTATTTATTATGTGGAGTGCTTATTTTGGAATTGTAGCATGGGTTTGGATTGGATGGGAGAACTATAGCATAGTAACTTCTATCTGGGCCCACTTAGCTGTAGTGATTCCTATAATGGTAACAAACATGACATTCAGACAAGCAGAAGAAAATGGTAGAGTTTGGGTCAAAGATTGGGATCAATATAAAACTTTTAAGGTGAAAAAATAATGGAGTTTAAACATGAACCAATTGATCTTGGATATAATGATTTGGTGGCAGTCACTTCTAAGTCTGGTAGAGTCTACACCGATCCTGATAATAATACTTATCCTAGTATTACAACAGTTCTTTCAATCTTAAGTGAAGACGCAATCAAAGCGTGGAGAGCAAGAGTAGGACCAGAAGAAGCAAATAGAATAAGTAGAACTGCTAGTGGACGCGGTACTGCAGTTCATGATTTATTAGAACGTTATGTAAATAATGATCCAGAATTTGATAAGGGTGTTATGCCTCATATTATGCAAAGCTTTCATGATGTTAAGCATGTATTAGATCGTTGTATAACAAAAGTTTATGCACAAGAAGCTGGACTCTATTCCAAACATTTAGGAGTAGCAGGAAGAGTAGATTGTGTTGGTCAGTGGGAAGGAGTTGATGCTATCATAGATTATAAGACTTCAAAGAAACTGAAAAAGAAAGAGTGGGTACATGGTTACTTTATGCAATGTGCAGCTTATGCTGTCATGTGGGAAGAAAGAACTGGAATGCCTATAAAAAAATTAGTAGTATGTATAGCTGTAGATAATGAAGACCCACAAGTTTTTGTTGAAGACAGAGATAATTGGACTGAAAAACTTATAGATACTATTGCAGAATATAAAAGGAGAAAAGGTTTATGAATGAACCAAGAGTAATGCTTGCTGTCGGTAATGAATTTCCGGAATGGGAGTTAGATGGTGTTGCTGGTACAACAAGCGAAATACAAAGAATAAGCGGCCAAGGGCAAGTTGGATGGAAGGTATATTATTTCTATCCAAAAGATTTTACATTTATTTGTCCAACTGAAATATGTGCTATGGATGATATAAGAGATGAAGCTACTGTATTTGGTATAAGTGGTGATAATGAACATTGTAAAGTTGCATGGAAGAATTCAGATGAAAATCTAGGGAAAATTAAACATACACTCTTAGCTGATGTAGGTTTAAACTTAGCTCATTCTGTAGGTGTGGTTGATAGTAATAACGAAGTCTGTATGAGAGCTACATTTATTGTAGATCCACAGAATATTATTCAATCATTAAGTGTAAACGCTTTAGACACTGGTAGAAGTGCTAAAGAAATTAAAAGAACTCTCATGGCATTAAAAGCTGGTGGATTAACTGGTTGTCAATGGGAAGCAGGAGATAACTTTGTAGCATGAATTTAAAAGAACCAAAGGGAACATACAAAGGCAATTTACTAGAAGCTTTAATGGTTAAGCTGGAAGGAGATATAGCAATAGCAAAAGCTAATGTAGAAGTCTATAGATCAAATCCAGCTGGTATCGGTGAACATCCAGGAATCGTTGAAGCAATAGAAACTGAAATAGCTAAAATAGCTGAAGCAAACGATAAAATAGAGACCATTAAGAAATTCTTTTAATTATAAATAGTATTATTAATCGTTTACATTTAACTAAAAATGTGGTATAATATACTAAATGAAGAATTTTGCAACATATCTATCAGAAGCTAACAAAGGTTTAACTATCTTTGATATTGACGATACTATGTTTAAAACTAAGGCGAAAGTCGAAGTTGTAAATAAAAAGACTAAGAAGTCAAAAGAACTTACACCTAAACAGTTTAATACATATAAACTGGGAAGAGATGAGGATTTTGATTTCGGCCAATTTAAGTCGGCAGAGATATTTAATAAAACTGCAATGCCAATTGGTAAAATGATTTCTAAGTTTAAATTGATACTTAAGAATGCAGTCAAAAAAGGATCTAAGGTTATTCTCGTTACAGCAAGAGCTGACATGGACGATAAGAAACTATTTCTAGATACTTTTAGAGCGCATGGAATTGATATTGATAAAGCTCACATTTATCGAGCTGGTAACTTAGGACTAAAAGGAAGTGCTGATGCAAAAGCACTAGTATTTAAACAATTTCTCGATACAGGAGAATACAGTAGAATAAGATTGTTTGATGATGATGTAAGTAATTTAAAGGCATTACTATCTCTTAAAGACCAATATAATGATGTAGACTTTGAAGCTTGGAAAGCTAATGATCAGGGAAAAATAAAGAGATTAAAATAATGCCAACAAAATTTAAACCAAGCTCAACAGTAAGACTAAGAGGAGAAGCAAAAGCTACTACTAATAATTACTATATCAAGAATATTTCTCAGACAGAACTATTTGAAACATTAAATAACAACAATACAGTTCCTAAAAGAAAACAAAAAATTAGAAATGAATTAGTGAGAAGAGGAATAAAAATAGCAATGGTACCTAAAGATGTCTAAACAATGGCATGGTGGAAAAGGAGATGCCCCAAGAGATCCAGACCATAAGAAATATGCTGATGGATGGGAGCTAGCATTTGGAAAAAGTAAACCTAGTATTAAAGCTCGTAAAGCTCAGCCAGACCATTCAATTACTCAAACTCATAAAGATAAATCAAAAGTAATTCCTAGAAATTATAAATATAAACATATAGAGGAATAAAATGGCAGACGACCTATTAAAATTTGACTTCGGATTTACAGCAGTAGATGAAAGCGAGCTAGATGCAGTAAAAGAAGTTACGACAAAAGCTTCCACAGCTTCCACTGAAGCTAAAAACTTAGAAGAAAAATTGAATAACTTATATAATGCAGTACAACCGTTACTTAGTAACTTAAAACAAAATCCAGAAAAGGACTATATTTTGTGGCCGAATAGAACTGAAAAAATCGAAGCATTCGAAGATCACATTAGGAAAATAATGAAATGAACATAGATAAATTAAGAGAACAATTAATAATCGACGAAGGACAGGTAAATGAAATTTATCATGACCATCTTGGTTATCCTACTTTTGGTATCGGCCACCTTGTGCTTGATAGTGATGAAGAAAGTGGACAACCTTTGGGAACAACAGTTTCGGAAGAAAGAGTAATTCAATGCTTTGAAAAAGACGTTGAAGCTGTTTTAGAAGACTGTGAGAAACTATATAAAGACTTTGATGAACTTCCAGAAGAAGCTCAACAAGTCATTGCTAATATGATGTTTAATATGGGATTGACTCGCTTGAGTAAATTCAAAATGATGAAATCAGCAGTAGATGACCGTGATTGGAAAGAAGCTGGTGCACAAGGTAGAGACTCACGATGGTATAAACAAGTTACCAATCGTGCAGAAAGATTAATGCAACGTTTAGAAACAATTTAGGAGAAAACAATGATCATAGATTTATTAGGATCAGAAGGAAATTTAGCCTCAGCAAGTAATGTTGGTGGTGCAAAGGTAGTAAGAGTATTAAATAACAAAACATCAGTTCAAGTAATTACACTTAAGAACGTAGGTGGAACTACACTTGGTACTATTACTTTAGCAGCTGGAGAAGTAGTTATTATGGAAAAACAACATACTGATACGCTTACTGGCGCAGCAACTTCATTAGCAGTTGGCGTAGCTTATAAAAGTTAATGGCCTACTCTAGTAAGGTAGTAGACAGGTTTGAGGATGTATTAAACAATCCTTCTAAACATGGTGTCGGACGTTTCGATCCAAATGATCCGAACGTGGCAACTGGTTTAACTGGAGCTCCAGCCTGTGGTGATGTTATGAAACTGGATATTAAATTAGATCCAGATACTGAAGAGATATTAGACGTAAAATTCAAAACATATGGATGTGGTTCAGCAATTGCTTCATCTACATTGTTTGTTGAAATGCTTAAAGGTAAAACTATTACCGAAGCTAAGCTAATTAAAGATAAAGATATAGCAGAGGCATTAGAATTACCTCCTATAAAATTACACTGTTCTGTATTAGCAGAAGATTCAATTACAAGAGCTATAGCAGATTGGGAAGAAAAATCATCTCATAGGAAACATAACCAACATGGAATTAACGGATAAGGCAGTTGAAAAGCTTATTGAAAAAACTACGCCCGGCCGTGATATCATTCGGGTGGGCCTTAATTCTGGTGGCTGTGCTGGGTTCGAATATATTTTTGATTATGAATCCACAATACGATCCAACGATACAGTGTATGACTATGGCTCATTCAGACTTGTTATCGATGCAATGTCAATACCCTACTTCGAACATGCTACCTTAGATTATATCTTCGAAGGTATAAACGAACAATTCAAAATCATCAATCCTGATGAAAAATCCTCTTGCGGATGTGGCATTTCTGTCCAATTCTAAATATTAACTTGTATAAATAGATATATGAATGAAGGTTTGGCACTAGTAGCTGAACTAGGCTTTACTGTAGCTTCATCCATTATAGGTGGATTTTTTATATTTCTATCAATCAAATACATATTAGAAAGTGTAGTTGGTCAAGTTAATGGCATTACAGGTATAGTAACAAGTCTAGATAACAGAGTTAAGACTATGAATCATGATATGATTCGAGTCGATGCAACTATGTGTTCAGTATTAGGTATAAGGCCAGATCTTGAGAGGATAGCGCGCGCAGATGGAAAAGAAGATGCGCGTAGAGACTAATGGATATAGGTTTATTCATTGAAGAATTTGGTTTTCCGATCTTTGCGGCAGTTGGATTACTTTATTTAATATACTATATTTGGAAATTTATTACTTTAGAAATAAAGGTTAAACTTTCAAATGCGAATACAACACTAATAGCGTTGATTGATCGTATTCGTATGCTTGATAATGATTTAATAAGATTACAACAAAAGCTTGATACCGTAATAGAGCTAAGAGAGCAAAAAGCATATGATAAAAATACTCGCAATACTAGCGCTTCTGATGATGAATCAGACATCGGTTGCTGACGAATTAGTACATAAGTTCAAATCACCATCATTCAGTGGTATTGGCCAGTCGTCACACTATTTAACTATTGAAAACCAAGAGTTTTCTCGTAAACAAGCTATAGCAGAAGATATAGAATCTGCTTTATTATCAGCTCAAAGAGAAGCAGAAAATTCTACTCTTGCCAAATTTATGCGTAACTTAGAAAGTAGAATATACGCGCAATTATCTAAGCAATTAGTAGAAGAGT